AGGGGGTGCCGAAACCTTTCGGCTGTACCTCATATATATATTACTCACAGGCACTAACCTTGAAACATTACACACAGGCACTACCTTGCAACCCACAGGAACTTCCTAATACTATAGATGTAGATAGGGGTAACAAAAGACTAGGGATCTAGCTAGGGTAAGTTGAAAAAAAATAAAAAAATTAGGAGAAAATATATGAGAAATAAAAGACAAAAAGAAGTTGATAGAGAGTTTACTAAAGCGGGGAAACCTCATAGGTTTAAGCCTGGCGTATCTGGTAATCCTAATGGAAGACCTAAAGGATCTAAGAGTAAGATTACTTTAACTAAAGAAGCTTTTGAAGAAGTAGCAGGATTGAGTCCTGGTGAGATGTTAGCTACAATAGCGCAAAGACATTTCGCTCAAGGCACAGCAGCAGGTGATCAGATTGCGATTAAAGCAATTATGGAAGCTAATAAATATATTGAGCCTACTAAAGACGCTCTTGCAGAAAAAGAGGATGTTCAAAATATGTCTTCAGAAGAGATTACAGCAAAATTAAAAAATTTAAAAATTGTAAATGACAAATAATAAAGAAGCTGCTGAGCTGATAGTTGAACTTGAGAAGCGGCAAGTATGGGATAGATGGAAAAAAGATCCTCTTGCTTTCATTGAAGAAGCATTAATGATTTATCCTAAAGATGCAGATAAAGGATTAATTCATCTAAAAATTAATAAAGCACAAATTGTTGTTGTAAATGAATTTGTAAGACAGATGAAAGAAATTGGTTATGTAAGAATGATCATCTCTAAGTATCGTCAAGCAGGTTTTTCAACTATTAGTTCTGCTTTGATATTTCATAGAACAATCTTCTATGGCAATACTAGAGCAGTTATTATTAGTTTGGATAAGCCAACAACAGAATCAATCTTTCAAATGAGTAAAACCTTTTGGGAGAATTTACCGAAGAATCTAAAGCCTAAGTTAGGTATATCGAACAAACGTGAAATGGTATTCGAAGAGAACGATTCTAAATTTAGATTGTTTACTGCGGGCGCTGATAACCCTGGACGTGGTACTACTAACACTGCATTGCTATGTGATGAAACTGCTTTCTTCCAGAATGCTGAAAAGGTAATGGCAGGTTTGTTTCAATCTGTAGCTCTGACCAAAGGTAGTATTATTATTATCAATAGTACATCTAATGGTGCGCAAGGTGTTTATTACGACTTGTGGAATAAAGCTGAGAAGGGCGAGGGTAACTTCACTCCTTTATTTGTCCCTTGGTATTTACAAGACGAATACACATTAGAATGCCCGGATGGAATTGAGTGGGCTCCAGAAGAAGAAAAGTTAAAGGAGAAGTGGAAGCTAAGTGATAACCAACTGTATTGGCGAAGAATCAAAATAGCAGAAACATCTTTAAACCTATTTAAACAGGAGTATCCTTTTACAGCAGAAGAATCTTTCTTGCAGTCAGGTAGCTCTGTATTTAATAAAGAATCTTTAGATAGATATGTTACGAGTCCTCCTGATTCAATTAGAGAATTTAATGATTCATATAGTTCTTTTGACGAATCTACCGAAGGTACTCTTTCTGTATGGCAAGCCCCGAAAAGAGATGATAAATATCTGATTGGAGCAGATGTCGCATTAGGTGTTAAGGGAGATTACTCTGTAGCATGTGTTATGACTAGTAATAGAGAAGTCGTAGCTATATATAGAAGCAATAGAACAGATCCTGTTCGATATGGCAGAATATTGTTTTACTTAGGAAGATGGTATAACAATGCATTGCTATGCCCAGAAGCTAACTCTATTGGTATTGCGACAGTTCAACAACTTCATGGCATGAACTATCCGAATATCTATCAGCAAAAGAAAGTAGCCAATACAGTTTCAGATAGCATTAATCATTTAGGATTTAAAACAACTGCGGCAACAAGATCTCCAATCATTTCTAATCTTAGGCGTATGATTGAAGATGAAGATATTGCTATTCCTTCTGCTTTAGCGATAGAAGAATTACGTAATTTCATTGTTACTCCACAAGGTAAGCCAGAGGCTTCATTAGGCCATCATGATGATATGGTTATGTCTTTGGCAATTACATGTGAAGCATATAGGACGCATGGGCATTCCCTCACTAACCAATCGTTTAGTTGGGGTGAATTAAATGCCACTTACCAAGTAAATGATACAAAATGGCTATAAGTTCCATTAATAAGAACTTATTTTTGTACTTAAATTAAGTATATATAAAAAAATCGAGAGCGAGCGAATGAGCAAACATAAAATAGAAAAAGTTACAGATGACATGTTGATAGATTCCATTGATAGGAATATGAGAAACGCAACAGGAGGGTATACAGGCTCTTCTGATGCGTCTAAACGACGTGAAAATTCAATTTACGAAATGAGTTTAGAAGCTAGAGGAGATTTAGAACCTCAAGGTGTATCTAAAATTGTTTCATCAGATTCTGCAGAAATTGCAGAAGGTTATACCGCACTGTTAACTAAGTTACTACTTGATAACAATAAGTTAGCATTATTTGTCCCTTATAGCAACGAAGTGGCTTCTATTAAAGCCTCCCAGGTTGCTTCGGACGTAGTAAATTACTGTTTGTTTAACTCAAATTCAGATGGCTGGACAAAATTGTCTACCTGGATTAAGTCGGCAGTTGTATTCGGTAACAGTGCCATAACCTGGGGGTGGGAAGAAAACTTTGACTATGAGGTTGAGGAATACGATTCAATTCAAGAAGCTGTGTTAGATCAAATCTTAGCAGATCGAAACGTTGAAATTGTAGGAGATCTTAATATTAAAGAGCTTTCAACTGAAGATATTATTTATGAAGATGTGCGCTTAAGGCGTAAGATCAATAAATCAGGAGTAAAGATTAGAAATATTCCTCCTGAATCATTTATGATTGATAAAGCTGCAGAATCTGTAAGTGAAGCTAGGTTTGTTGGATTAGTATCTGACATGACTAGATCTGAAATACGAGTTATGTGGCCAGACTTTACAGGTGACTTAGCTGAAATGGGTGAAGAATCTTCTTTCAGAGATTCAGAATGGTCATTAGAGTCTTATGCTCGTAAGCAATCAGCAGGGCTTGATAATTGGATCGATTCAGATGACGAAGAAGATGAAGCTAATATATCTGTTACTGTGGTTGAATGCTGGATTCGCTCTGACCGTGATGGTGATGGTATTGCTGAACTAAAACATGTAATTAAAGCAGGTAGTACTATTTTAGAAGAAGAGGATTGTTCGTACATTCCTATTGCCGTCCTTAATCCGATTGAGATCCCTCATGAATTTTATGGGTTGTCTTTATTAGATATGGCACGCCCTCAAACACAAGCCACTACAGCTATTATGCGTGGTTTTGTTGAGAACGTTTATTTCGGCAACTATGGTAGAACACTTGCCGATCCTAATATTGTTGACTTTGCAGCATTACAGAACCCATTGCCTAAGCAAATTATTGCTACCAATGGTAATCCTGCTGCAGCAATTCAACAAATTACTCCTGAACAAATAAGTCCAGGTACTGGAGCAATGCTTGAGTTCTTAGGTATTCAGAAAGAACAATCTACTGGTCTTAGTAAGACTGCAATGGGATTAAATGACACTTTATATGTTTCTGGTAACTCAGAGCAGAAGATGTCGGGAGCTCAAAATGCAGCTCAAATTCGTGTTGAGCATATTGCTAGACGCTTTGTAGAAAGTGGCATTAAAGATCTATGTCGAGGAATCTTAAAAGAGATGAAGGCGAATTTGAAGAACCCTATGCGTTATAAAACAGGCAAAGGATATGCTTCATTAACTCCTGAAGTTTTACAAACCATGCCTTCCAATATGGATCTGGATATTCAAGCTAACTTAGGTGAAAATTCTAATGTTAATGTAGGGATGAAATTAAACGAGATAGCTCAGATGCTTCCTGTTATGGCAGGGGACCCTGAATCAGCTCCTTATATTAATCCATTAGCTTCTTTCAATTTAGCTACAGATATTCTTGCTAATATGGGGTTAGATCCTACTAGATACTTAGTTGACCCTGCTAATGAAGCGGCGCAGCAACAAATTCAGCAGAAGCAACAAGAAGCTTCGGCGAATGCTGAGCAAGCCAAACAAGCAGAGCTTGAAAAGTTACAGTTAGATGCACAAACAGCCTCAGCTAATATTAGTTATCTAAAAGCAGAGATTGATAATAAGAAGATTGACAATAAGCGTCAGCTGCTTGAAGCAGAAGATGAGTCAAACCGTAAATGGGCTGAACTTGTTATTAAAGCTCAAGGCACAGAAGGTGCTCAAACCCCTGATAAAGTAGAAGTACACTTCCAAGAGCTTTATCAAGATACAGAGACTGCAGAGAAAGAAGAGGAAGATATCCAACGACAAGGAGAGCAATTAGCTCAACAAGTTATGGAAAACCCTGAACAAGCTATGCAGATGGCACAGCAAGCAGGAATAGACCCATCTCAGTTGATGGGACAACAATAATAGATGAGAGAAAGCTGAATGAATAAGTACAATAGACATCAGAATTTTAAAAAGGATTCTGATGGTAAGCAAAAAAAGGTGTCAGTTTATGATGACGCACAGAGAACCTTAACTAAAGG